CCTACGCCCTCTTCTTCGGCGGCGGCTCCAGCACAGAAGACACCACCGCCGACCGCCTCTTCGCCGTCACCCTCCAGGCCTCCAACGCCAGCACCCTCCACACCGCCACCCGCCGCCACGCCACCCTGGAGCTCGTATGACCAGAACAAGCCGACCCTCGCCGCTGCGCAGCTACCAGCTCGACCCCTACCGCGCGATCCTTCGTGCAGCCGTGCGGCACGACGCCGACAGCATCGTCGTGAGAATGTCCCGGCAGGCGGGCAAAAACGAGTTGAGCGCCCGCGTCGAGGCCGCCCTGATCAGCGCGAACGCGAGCAACCCGAGCGCCGTCGGCGTCAAGGCGGCGCCGACGCAGGACCCGCAGGCCGTCCGTTCGCTCGCCCGGCTCGCGACCACCTTGCGGGCTTACGGATTCCAGCGTCCGCGCTTGCGCGCGGGCGGCGACCACGTCTACCTCGACAGCGCCTCATGGTGGTTTGGCTCCGGCGAGCCGGAGGCCAACGTCGTCGGGGCAACGGCCAGCCTGTTACTGGAGTTCGACGAGGCGCAGGACTTCGCCATCGACAAGCACGACCGGGACTACCGTCCGATGGCGGCGGCGACCGCGGCGGCGACCGTCTACTACGGCACCGCCTGGACGGACTTCGACCTCCTCGCGCTACAGCGCGAGGAGGCGCTCAAACGCCAGGTGAAAGACGGGCGGCAGCGAGTCTTCGATATCGACTGGACCCGCGTCGCCAACGAGGTGCCCGCCTACGGCCTCTTCGTCGAGGCCGAGCGCGAGCGCCTGGGGCACACGCCAGAGACGCCGCACGTCGCCTTCATGACGCAGTACGAGCTCAAGACCCTCGACCAGCAAGGCCGGCTGCTTACCGCAGCCCAGCTTGAGCGGCTGCACGGCAGCCACCCGCGCCAGACCGCGCCGGGTTCCCCGTCGCACAACGTCTACGTCTTCGGCATCGACGTGAGCGGGTCGAACATGAGCGGCGCGCCAGACCCTGACGAAACCGTCGTCACGGTCGGCCGCTCCCGGTTCCCCGGTCGCGGCCGGAACGCCGAGCCTATCACCGAGATCGTCGAGCAATACGCGTGGGCCGGACGCGACGACGCAGACGCGCGCGCCGAGGTCGAGCGGCTCGCCGCCATCTGGCGGCCCGTTCACTTCGCCGTGGACGCGACCGGCATCGGCGAGCCGCTCGCAAGCTGGCTTATCGCCACCTTCGGCGAGCGCAAGGTAACCGCCATTAAGTTCACCGCCGCAAGCAAGAGCAGCCTCGGGCACGACATGCTCGCGGCCATCAACGTCGGAGCGCTCAAACTTTGGGCGCCGGGCCCAAACGACAGCGACCACGCAGCTCTCACCCGGCAGTTTCGCCTCGCCCGGCGGGAGCTTCGCCCTGACGGGCGGCTCGCCTGGTACGTCGACCAGCGCGACGGCCATGACGACCGCCTCATCTCCACCGCCCTCACCGTCCGCGCCGCCCAGCGCGGCAAGCCGCGGATCGCGCGGTCGTACACTGGAGGCCAACCACCGTGAGCACCCCCCTGCCGCAACTGATCACGTCCGAGAACGCCACCGTTGAGCGGCGCCGGAACTACGCGCGCTTCCGCGCGATCTACGAAGGCACGCCGCCCCACGCCCTGCGGCGTGCCAAGAACCGGCGCCGCTCCGTCCGGAACTGGGGCGCGCTCGTCGTCGACACCGTCACCAGCTACATGGGCGACCCATCGATCCAGCTTGGCGACACCGGGGAGCAAAACGCCGCCGAGGCGTACCTCGCCGAGATCTACCGCCGCGAGCGGCTTCCAGCTCGCGACTACGAGACCGAAGTAGCGTGCGCCGTCGACGGCGATGCCGTATGGAAGGTCACATGGGACGACCGCGAACGCCGCGTTCGCGTCAGCGCGGTCGACCCGGCCCGGGTCTACGCCCTCACCCGGCCCGACGACCTCGAAGAGGTCGAACTCTTCGCCGAGCAATACACCATGCGGGCCGAAGACGGCCCGATCCTGTTCAACCAGCACCTGCGCTCCTTGAACACCACCAGGGCGACCGTGACCATCACCGAGGAGTGGACCCCCACCGCATGGCGCATCTGGGTTAACAACGACCTGGAGCAGGACGCGCCGAACCCGTACGGCGTCATCCCGTACGTCCACGCGTGCAACTACCGCAACCCCTATCGCCTGTGGGGCGCGTCCGATATCGGCCGCGTCGAAGGGATCCTGGAGACGATCGACCAGGCGGAGTGGGACAACGATGACACCATGGCGCTCGCGGGCCTGCTCGTCATCCTCACCAACGTCGACGAGCAAGCCGACCTGGCGGTCGCGCCCGGAGCCATCTGGAGCCTGCCCGAAGCCGCGCAGGCATCGACCCTTGACGTGCTCCGGGGCAACCTCGGAGGCCAGCGGCTGGCCTACCTTGACCACCTGACGGCGACGCTCCAGCAGCTTTCGCGCACGCCGTCCACCGCCCTCGGCGGCAGCGGCGGACCCGTCACCAACGTCTCAGGCCTTGCGCTCCAGGTGCAGTTAGGCCCTATCCTTCGTCTCGTGGCGCGCAAGCGCCGCACCCGGTCTGTCGCCTACGAAGCCCGCGCCGCACTGATGTTGCGGCTCGCGGCCATGTTTGGCGGTCTGCCCGAGTCCTCCGCCCAGCTGACTCCAAGCGTTCACTGGTCCGAGACCGTGCCGACTGACCGGCGGGATGCCCTCGAAGCCGCTGAGATAGAGGCGCGGCTCGGCCGCGACCTTGTCGAAGTGCTTCGCTCCATCGGCGTGGAGAACCCCGCCGAGGAGTTGGCCGCCCGCCTACGTCAGCGCTCCCACGGGCTCGACCCGTCGGCTCAGCGAGAGGAAACCCCGGATGGAAGACCAGACCCCAAGACCGCCCGACCTTAGCGAGCAGCTCGCGGCACTGGAGCGCGAACGCGACGAGGCGCGCGACGCCCTCGCCGCGGCCCGCGCCACCAGCGCAGCCGCCATCACCGCGGTCCGCGACACGCTCCGCGCCGCCAACCCCACCATCCCACCGGACATGATCGACGGGGACAGCGTCGACGCCCTGACCGCCTCCGTCGAACGCGCACGGGCATTCGCAGCACAGGTGCTCGAACGCCACACCACCACGCACGGGAACGGCGGACCGCCCGCCGTCCCGCGCGGCGGCGGCGCACCTGCGCCCATCGACTATTCGAAGCTTCACCCGCATGAGCGCATGCGGATCGGCTTCGAGCAGCGCCGCTCCGCGGCAGGAGGGTAGGAGGCCACCATGGCAATCACAGACGCACAGACCGGCGGGCGCGTGGCCGAGGGCCACTGTCCCGTCAAGATCACCCTCGCGGGCACCGTCGCCACCGGCGACCTGATCGGCTACAGCAGCGGCTGGAAGCGCGCTCTTGCCACCGTCGGCAGCGTCGTCCAGGCCGAACTCGTCGCGGGTCAGGACGGCGTGACCGGCGACGAAATCACGGCGTTCGCGGTCGCGGTCGTCGACGGCCGCATCAGCGGCGCGACGCCCGGCGCCGCAATCTACGCCGCCGAAGGGACCGCCGCAGGCAAGGTGACCGAGACGGCGCCGACCACGCAGGGCGACGCCAACAAGCGTGTTGGCGTCGCCCTCAGCGCGACGGCCGTACTCCTCATCCCCGCCGCCAACCCCTCATCCCTCGCCCCGTAGACCACCCCGCAGAACACCCCCGGAGGGTATTGACCAATGGCTATGACACTCGCCCAGGCGAACGACCTGAGCAACGACCAGCTCCTCGCCGGACTCTACCCGGCCATCATCGAGGAGAGCCCCGTGCTCGCCTACCTGCCGTGGATCCCGGTCATCGGCACCGCGCTCCGCTACAACCGCGAGCTCGCGCCCGCCACCGTCGACTTCCAAGAGGTAGGCGGCACATGGGTCGAAGGCACCGGCACCCATGAAGACGTGACCGTCGCCCTGAAAATCCTCGGCGGCGATGCCGACGTGGACAACTTCCTCGCGACCAGTCGCGCCGACACGAACAACCTCGGCATGATCGTGCTGGAGCAGAAGGTCAAAGCGTTCGTGCGAAAATGGCAGGACGCCTTCGTCTACGGCGACTCCGGTGC